AATGAGCGGTTTGGGCTCATCCGGATCTTTTGTGGGCCACTGTGGCTCACCCATGCGATGGTAAATCGGCGGCAACTTCTTTGCTTTATGCGGGACGGTGATGCGAGGCAGGTTATGCACCTTGACCGGCGAGTAATGGTCGAGGTCGACATTCGGCCACGCGATGTCGGGCGTCTTCGATGCAGTTTTCACGGGTTCCTCCGGTCGTTTCATTTCTGGCGCGACCTTAGGAATGTCCTTGGTGACTACATTCTGTTTGTCGCCCTTCTTCTTTTTCGTCGGTTTCGGTGGATCGATTGCGTCCGGCTTTGACGTTTCTGGCGTTTTTCCAGTCAGAGGGCGTGGTGGCCAGTTGTCCGGTATACGCGGTCCGGACATCCCCGGGATCACCTGCCGGCCGCGATCGGTACGCGGTCCCTGGTTGCCCGGATTGACCAACGTCTGTGGTGGCCGAACGCCTCGCGTGCGGGGACCGTTCCCGCGCGGTTCCGTCGGAGCCTGCGGGCCGCTCTGAGACCGTCGCCGAGACCATGGCCACCGTTTCGTGGGACTGCCGGACGGGTTCGTCTCACCCGGCTGAGACTGGCGAGACCGTCGCCGAGACTGCGATCGATCACCGGTCTCACGGTCCTGAGACCGGTGACGAGACCATGGCCGCCGCTTCGTGGGACCGGTCTCAGACTGCTGATCCTGCGCCCTGCGGCGAGACCGCGCCTGAGACCCAGCCGGAGACTGCGACCGCGATCCGGGGCTGGCCTGAGACCCGGGCTGAGACCGTGCTGCGCGCCGCGTCTGCGCGGTCTCACTGCGGAAGAAGTGCCGCAGCGCGAGACCGAGACCGACGAGAACGACGAGACCGCCGATCACGATGACGGCCAACAGGGGCGACTGCAACCACAGCACCACGCCGCCGATCAGCGCGAACGTCACGCCCAGGGCGGCCGACAGGTGCCACGGCGGCACGCCGGTCGTTTTGGTCTCGGCCTTCGTCCTGGTTTCGGGTTTCGCCGGCTTGGTCTCAGCCTTGGTCTCAGTCTCGTTCTCGACGAGATCCGCAGGTGAAACCGGCTTTGCCGAGGCAAAAACCGTGGTCTCACCGTCGTCGTGCTCGTTGCTCATTTCCTCGTCACCTCCTCGGCTGTTTCTCGACTGATACCACTGTATCACGTTGATCTCACCAATTCACTCGTTGAGACCAACGTGAGACCGCGCCCGGTCTCACGAGACCGGGCGCGGCGAGTCTCAGGATGCCTGCTCGCGGGTGAACTCCCCGCGCTTGAACCGTTCACGCGCCGTGGCGAGCCGGCGAGCAACCGTGGCCCGGCTCAGGTGCGCCGGCAGCGACGCCTGGGCTTCGGGAAGCTTGAGCGCGTCAGGGTCATCGCGCTTGACGATGAGCTGAAGCAGGGTGTCCACCTCAGCCTCTGCGTCAGCACCGCGCACCGCGAGCGAGACCGGCTTGGTCTCAGCAGTCTCAACGGTCTTGACCTGCGGAGTCTCAGTCTCGATCTCGACGGTCTCAGGGGCGGTCTCAGCCTCGATGGCCGGCGAGACCGGGAACGGCATCCCGTAGTCCGCGCCCCACACGGTCCGCGCGTTCGTGGCAAGCTGCATGCCGCGCTGGAACTGCTCCAGCGCGATCGGGTCGTCCATGATGCCGGCGGCGGAGAGCGCCTTGACGAACTGGCGGACGTCGCTTTCGGTGCCCCGGGTGGTCATCCGAATCCGAATCGCCTTGGCGCGAGCACGGTCGCGGGCGATCGTCTTCGCGTCGCGACCCTCGTCGCTGAGACCGAACAGTGCGAGGAAACGCTCACGGAATTCGCGGACCAGGCGCAGCCACATCGAATCGTCGCGGATTTCCAGCTTGCGCACCTCGATCCCCAGCGCGAGGTGCAGCATGATCAGGCTCAGGATCGGGCCGAGGACAACACGGGCGATGCCCACCCAGAAGCCGCTCAGGCTCCAGGCCATGTACGCCGACACGGCGCACAGCGTCCAGGCGATCAGTCGCGCCGGCCCGGGGCGGGCGTGCTGGCGCATCGAGGCGCGCATCCCCCACCCACAGGCGATCTGAGCGAGCTCCAGGACGAAGAACATGACGCCGCGCACCCAGAGGTTGTTCACGCCGAGGACATCGCCGAAGAACAGCCAGCTGGTGTCAACCGAGACGGCCATGCCGGCGACGGCCGCGAGATAGAACAGGCCGGCACCCTTGGTGGCATCATCACGTCGGGCGAGGGCGGCGAAAAGGGTCCGAAAACCGCGCTTGATCCCCACGACGGCAACGAACACCGTCCACACGCTCGCTAGCGCAAGGATCGCATAGAGGGCGGAAACCGCCCATCCGGGCGTGTCGCTCAGTAGCTGGTTGATGTCCATTTTTTTCCTCCGTTCCGGTTCCGAGAATGAACCTTACCAGAGGTGTTGCAGGCGCGCAACAGCACCGGGTCGACATTTTCGTCGATCCGGTGCTGGGTATGAAGTTGTCGCAGGTCAGAGCGCTTTACTCGTTCTCGGTTCCCACGTTGTTGAGGGCGCGCTCCAGGTCGTGGATGCGCCACCGAAGCGTCTGCTCGCTCATTCTGGCGCGGCTGTCCCGTGCAGTCAGGTCGGCGTTCACCCGAGCCAGGTACTTGTTGTGCGCTAGGACCTCGCGACGCTCGCGAAGGAGTCTCTTGATAAATTTCACCAAGATGTTCATCGCGTCTAAGAATCCTCTTCTTCCGTTTCGGAATCCTCTGCGGCGAATCGACAGGTAACCAGCGCGCCGTAATCAGGCATGCGCAATTCCGTGTCATCTTCGAACGTCAGCAAGAGGATTTTATTGTCGAGGTCGCGCTGCTTGCGCTTAACCTTTTTCCAGACGGCTGTTTCGTCTGTCGCGTCAAAGGGGGCCGGGTTGCCGTCGAAGTCGAGCCAGACGGAGTATCCCCGTTTTGTATTGCCCGCCTTGCGGAGACGTTTGCCGAGTGCGGGCTGGGGAGCTCTGCGAGTCATGGCCCCAGTATGGAGGCGGAACCTCGGCGACAGGGTGGCCGAGGTTCCGCCAGCTTTCAGCGCCGCTTCGTCTTGCCGGCGTTGATCTTGCCGGAACCGTAACGGACCGACTTCGTGTAGCGACGGCGCGCGGTACGCGACTGCCCGTCGTTCTTGGCCTGCTTCAGCTTGGCGCTCAGCGCGGTCGGCATGGCGTGACGTCCTTTCAGGAGACGAGAGCGGCGGCGCGGGCGAATTCGGCGGCGGCCTCGGGGTTGGTCTTCGGCCGGTAGCCCTCCAGCACCAGACGGCGAACGACGGTCAGGAAGTTGTACTCCTTCACCGGCACGGTGCGCTCGCTGCGGCGCGAGTCCTTGCGGGGCTTGATCTTGGTGGTGCTCAGTCGCGTCGGAACGAGGCCGCGCGAGAATGCAGGCGCGAACCGCTGCGCGTTGTCCGGCGAAACGCCGAGGTTGACCAGCCACACGCGGGCCGGCTGCGGGGTCAGGGTCGCGACGCGGCGGCGGGCGCGGTTCCGCTGCCGGTCGGCGCGGGTGGCGACACGCAGCTGACGGGCGAGGCGGCGACGCTCCTGGCTGTTCGACATGATGTGCTCCTGGTGGTTCGTTCCGGTTCCTGGTAAGACCGTATCACGGGTGCATCGCCCTGTAAACACCTTGACCGTTTCCGCAGGTCAAAGGCTTGGTGGTACCGTTGCGTCATGACCGAGCCGGGCGCACCTGACGGATTTCCGACTTTTACCCCTACCGAGGTCGGGGTTATCGCCATGCACGAATTTCTGGAAATGCTGATCAAGGCCGGCTGGCCCGAAAGGCGTGCTATTCTTTATCTTATCATGCTGGGAGAGCAGCAGAAGAGAAACGATGAACAAGGGGCCTAAACCTGCAAAGAAAGGTGACCTTCTGACGTCGTATCGTCCCAAATGGCATGACCATGTGGACAATGACGACTATATTGCCGCCTTGGATTTCCTGTCACTGGTCATGGAGCCTGACGTCGCCGCGATCAGTGTCGACCAATTGCGGGATCAGGACGTCATCATCAAGCGCAAGGCGAAAGACCTTCTACGTGCCGCCCGGCTCCCCTTGCTCGATAGAAACGACGAGCATGTTATGCTCGAATTGGTGAAGATTGCCACGGGGGTTCGCCTCTCCCCCGTGCTCTACCTTCGCGGCAACAGCACACGACATGCTATTATCGCCGACGGGTACCATAGGATCTGCGCTGCACAATTGTGCGATCCGGGGTGCGAAGTGCCCTTAAAAATCGTCTAGGAAGGAAAAGGAAATGTCGGACGGAGATGTCGTCATCCGTGGTGTCGCTCATCGTGGTGAGTGTGACCCTGAAATTGCTGTTTTCGTGGCGAACGCTCGATTGTCGGCAACCGTACTGCCGGTCTATCCGCAGCTCAACCAGCATACGACCATCGGCGAGGCCGAGGTGAACATCGCCGCGAATGGTGACGTCAATGTCAGGGCGACAATCTTTGCACGGCACACGTCATGGCTCATGGGCTTTCCTTTCCTGGGCGTAACGATCAACGACCCTGAGGATGGTCCGCGTGAGATCATCCAGGTCGCGGTCACCGACAATGTGACCGACCCGCTTCAGCTCCCCTATCGGATCGTCGAATTCGACGACACGTTTCGTCGTGAGTTCTCATATTTCTACGATCCCGTTGTGGAAATCGACGAACCGTATGAAGCGCGAGTTCAGCTGAGCAACGACGGATCTATTCATCCGGTGTTCGATACAAATAAGGTTCACCAGGAACTGCGACACCGTACGGAAAGACTGCGTCGCGATATTCCGGATGCTATTGCGCGAGCGTTCGGATACGATTCCTGGACGCGAGATCTGGAAACGTGTGACGGATGCGATGAGCACCCTATGACGTTGACGGTACTGCGTGAAGTGATGGGCGTGCTGAACAATAGGCAGGCACCACGTCGCGCGGAGTATCCCGTGATAGGCTTACCCGTGATCGAGGAAGGCGGAACTACTGGGGTTTCCCCGTGACGAGGGATGTGTGATCGGCGGAGTTCAGAACTGCGGTCCGGTGGTGTGGCTGCTAGTTATGTTGCTGATGTTGTGCATGGTGATCATCGCATTGTTGCTTGACCGTCCTCCTGAACAAATGGATGAGGCGGTTACCGAGTGCGAGAAACGACTTCCGTGACGAAAGGGCCCGGCGAACCGCCGGGCCCTTTCGTCACGCTTCTTTGTACACGGGGATTATGTGGCCATTGTCGGCCGGCGATACCGTCCACCGCGCGCCGGCCACAGGCTGCCACCCATCGGTGGCGATTTTCTCCAGAGCGTTGCGCGTGGTCGCACCAGGTGCCCAGGTGCCGTGATGAATGTTGCCGGCCGTGACGGTCACGCACTTGTGACCCTGGTCAACGATGGCCAGAGCGTGAATCATCCCCTGTATCCCGTGGCCCAGGCGCACAGATCAGTGAGGTTGACGACAGCGATTTCGTCACCGTCCTTGCTGAACACGACGTGCAGTTCCTCGTCCGATTGGCCGGCGTAATCCTCGCTCCCCCAGCGGCCCGTGTTGCCCGGGTGAATACCGCGCACCTGGATGCCAAGGACGTAACCGTCTCGTTCGGTCCAGTTGTTCGAACCGTCCTCGATCCAGTTATCCGGTAGATTCAGCGCGAGCTTGAGACCGACGAGCTGGTCGGGATTGGTGATGCGCAGAACTTCCGGCTCGACGTGGGCGTCGAATTCCGCACTCTGGAAAGTGAGGGCCTTACCTTCGGCGTCGACCCAGACACGGTAGTAATCCGGATTGGTGTCGCCCTCGACAATGGTCCCTTTTTGCCCCTTGAAGCGTTCCGCCAGCTGGTTGATCTTGACTCGGGTTCCACGCGGGTGTCGCTTGGTGCTCATGTCGTTTCCTTCCGGTTCCGTGCGCATACGATACCACGCACGCGTGATGTCGTAAACACTTGCTACTGGCGGCCGTTTTTTCGAGGGGTGCTTGACGCGTGCCCGGGACGTTGGTATGGTGGTATCACCGCTGGTTGACACCCGGCCGGTTCCACGGCGGTCCGCCGACACATTTCCCCCGTGTCGGCGGACCGTGTAAGCCCTTCTAGCCCAACCGGCAGAGGCGACGGATTCAAGATCCGTAAGTTCGGGGTTCGAGTCCCTGGAAGGGCACGCAGAACCCGTCAGAGCCTAGGATTGTGACGGCAAGCTGCCCGAGAGCCATTCCCGATATGCGGTACGCGGGTTGATCACCGCTATTGGCACGCATTGAGGTTGACCCTGCCTCTCGGTCCTGCTGGTGTAGTTCAATTGGAAAGAACATCGCCCTGTCGAGGCGAGGGTTGCGGGTTCGAGTCCCGTCACTAGCGCAACTAGTCTGCACAGATTGTGACTAGCCAGGCCAAACTCAGTGGAACGTGCAGATAGATGGTCGCTGAGGGGTGTATCGTCGGAGTACATGCGGCGGGAGGTAAATCGGCATACGCAAGTACTGCCGTAATGGCGTCCCGATCCGGAAGTCGTGTCCATGGGAGGCCCGTGGGGGCGCATTTTATTCGGCCCTGTAGCTCAGACGGGAGAGCGTTCGGTTGAAACCCGAAAGGTCGCAGGTTCAAGTCCTGCCGGTGCCACGATTTTATACATACCGGTGTAGCTCAAATGGCCAGAGCAACGGCTTCCAAACCCGTGTGTTGCAGGTTCGAGTCCTGCTACCGGTGCAAAGTTGAGACTATACCAGCTGCGAAAACCTCCATAGCTTTGTCTCAACTTTACCTGGCCTCATAGCTCAGTTGGCAGAGCTCCCGACTTTTAATCGGGAGGTCGCAGGTTCGAACCCTGCTGGGGCTACAGGTTTCCACTGTGCATTCATCCCCGGGTGCACAGTGGAAACGTCCAACCTTGAGAGGAGTGCCCGTCAGTTTGATCGACCACCGCTTCTCTTTTGGCCCGACCTGATCAGTCGCATGGTAAAGGATGGGCGATACCCACCGAGAAGGTTCGAGTCCTTCAGGGCCACGACGTCCAATCGGTTCGCTGATAACGTGAGATCACTTGAGCGATAGCGGGTGATCGTGCAGCGGAATCAGCCCCTGCGGGGAAGACGAGGTGATTGGGAACTATCGCACGACGCGGGGTAGAGGAGCTCGGCCGTCCTCGCTGGGCTCATAACCCAGAAATCGCGGGTTCAAATCCCGCCCCCGCCACGAGAGAGGAAACGCGGGTTCGATTCCCGTTGGTGAAAGCCCGCAAGGTGACTAGCTGTAGGATAATTGGAAATCCACCTCTCGTTATACCATCCGGCATCTTGGCCCGAGTGTCGGAGTTCCACTCAAAGCGTGCGCACGCAGGACGCAAGTCCATCGGGCTGCCACAATGGGGGGATTGCCAGAGCGGCCTAGTGGGCGGGACGGTTAATCCCGTGACAACAGCCTGATCCGGATAGACTGTGTCCGTTGGTTCAAATCCAACATCCCCCGCAGGTGCTGTACGACGAGGCAAAGAATCGAGCCGGCGGGACAAAAACCGCTTCAGACCAGGTGTGAGCCCTGGGCAGCACCGTATGACCCCACCTTGGCGGCCGTCGTCGCGCCAAGGTGGGGTTTCTTATGTCCCCGTATCGACGAAAGGAGCAGCGTGCCCACCATCACCCCGACTACTCCCGCGCTTCGGCCGTTTTTCACGGCCGGCGCTGCGATCGTTTCCAATCCGCAAAGAGTGCGCTACGACGATGCGCCGCGTAAGCCCGACAAGTGGATTCTCGACGCCGACGGCACGCTGTTTTTGCGTCAACCTGGCGGCCGTGGCCCGTTCGACTGGGATCGCGTCAGCGAAGACATGCCCAATATGCCAGTGATTCGCGTCGTGCGTGCCCTCGCTTATGCCGGCGAGAGTTTCGTTGTCGTTTCCGGCCGCTTGAACGTGTGTTGGAAAGACACGGTTTACATGCTCTACCAGCACGTTTTTACCCAGCCCTCAGCCGCGTGGAATCCCGAGCATCTGTTCATGCGCGACGAAGCGCGACAGTACATGCCCGATCACGAGTTGAAGCGGGAATTGCTGTATCAGGAGCTTATTCCGCGCTACAACATTGTTGGCGCGATCGACGATCGTCACAAGGTTGTGGAGATGTGGCGTCAGGAAGGTATCTTTTGCATGCAGGTGGCCGACGGAAACTTCTAGATCAACTTCGTTGTCATCTCGATGCTACTATCGCCGTCATGACAGCAGCCCAAAGACCCGTCGTGCGCGAGCAGTTGCGCGACGTGACAGGGACCGCTCTCGACCTCAACGGGCGTTTGGAAGAGGTTGTCGCGGTCCCTGTCAGTACTCTGGGTCGTAGTGGCAAACGAGGTCGAATCGACCACTCGCAACCGCCATGGAACGCCCCTGTCGCGCACCTCATCCTGGAGATGCATTCGCTTGCGCGATATCTTGAAGATGGTTTCCGTATCCACCTGAACATGAAGTGGCAGCCCCGTGGTGGCACCGACGAGAATACACGTTTCGCCCTTTTGGCGATTCTCAATCTCGCCGAATCGGCAGAGGACAGTTACGTTTTTGATGCGGTCCGCTCTCTTGGTAATTGGAATTCACGTGCACTTGTCGTCTTGGGTGAGCGTGACATGCCGCAACGCCTTCCACGCAATGTCGGCGAAACCGAACCTCGATGCCCGTATTGTCAGAACTTGACCTTGAGATTCTGGTCGTCGCGCGCCGTGGTGCGATGCATCAATCCTGGATGCTTTCATGACGGACGACGCCCATCTGCACGAATTGAATACTCGGTCGTTGCTCGCGACTGGGTTCTTGCCTGGAATGACGGATCGGTGGGGATGCCGATTGACCAAAGGATTGCGTGATGAATGATAGTGTTGATCGTCCGACACCGCGTCGCGGCTGGTCGTCGCAGGATTTGCCCGTGGTAGCCCCTGACGATAACCGCTATTGGTCAGTCTACGACATGACCGAGCTGTTTGGAACGACCGATAAAAAGGTGCGCGCCCTGATTGAGCTCGGAGATTTGAAGCACGTGGGCAAGCGCCATAACGGTGCTAAAAAGAGGCACGTACCTGTCTACCTCGCCGCAGAAGTCCTGAGTGTCACTCAGGAAACGGTGGAGAGGTTACTTTCCGGTAGCACGAAAGGGCAGCCTGGCGTTTCCCCTGCTCAGCTACTGATTTGATATTCGACTTATCTCAAATGTTTACTTGATCTTGGTCGCCTGCTAGCGTCATGCCGTGCACAACGGACCTGGTGACAGGACGAGGGGTTACAGGTATACTACCGCCAGTAGGACAGCTGTACCCTTTTCCGTCGTGCCGTCGGCACCCTTGCGACGTTGCGCCACCCCACGGCGCACGTCCGCTACGACGTAGTAGCGGGGTGAGGTCGCCCGCCTTCAGCTGAAGGAGAGGGCACGGTCAAGGAGACTGTATGTCCGCCCCTTCCCTCGGGAAGAATTCTCTCAGAGTCATCGGCATTACCGCTGCTGTGCTTGTTCTTGCGGTGGATATGACGCCAATGGCACTGGCCGCTCAGGAATCGGAAAGCTTTACCACGAGAATCATCGAAACACCGGATCGCGTCGAGGTCATTCATCACGCGGTGCCGACGAACATCAGCTATACCGTGCAGGACGGCGACACGCTCAGTTCCATCGCCGAAAGTCACCTCGGCAGCGCCAGCGCATGGCCGGCAATCTGGCAGATCAACCAGGTTGCGCTCGCCAATCCTGACGCGATCACCATCGGCGAGACGCTGCTCATCCCCCCGATGGGCACGCCCGTCCCGCCAGCACCACACGTCGCCGCCGCGCCAGTCGCAGTGCCAGCACCTGCGCCGGCCAAGCCGGCGACCCAGCACAGCGCCGTCGTGCCGGCAATCTCGATGCCGATCAACTGGGACGCCGTGGCGCGCTGCGAAAGCGGCGGCAACTGGCACATCAATACGGGCAACGGGTTCTACGGTGGTTTGCAGTTCGACTACGGAACCTGGCTGTCCAATGGTGGTGGCGCTTATGCGTCGCGCGCCGACCTGGCGAGTCGCGAGCAGCAGATCGACATCGCCAACCGCGTATTTGCAGCACGTGGCCGCTCCCCGTGGCCGGTGTGCGGATATCGCGGCTGAAAGACCTCTGTCCAAGAGAACCGCACTAACTGAATAAACCCGAAAGCCCCCGCCGATGCCCCCTCGGCGGGGGCTTTCGCATGCCCGAAAGGAGGCGTCGTGAGCGATCGACTGAGTGACGAGCACATGCTTATGCCGTTGCCGATCGGCCCGGTCGACAAAAAGGGCCGCGCTCGCGACGCCGAGGCCGCGCGCCTGAAGGCCATGGGCTGGTCGCTTCAGCGCATCGCCGACCACTTGCAGCTCTACGAGGACAACGACCCAGCCAACCGGGGTGACCCAGAGCGGGCCGGCGCGGCGATCAAGCGGGCGATGGCCCGCGCGGTGCGCTTCGCCGCCGACGAAACCCGCGCCCTGGAACTCCAGAGCTACGATGAGCTTGAGGCCGAGTGCTGGCGTTTGCTCCAGAGCAAGCACATTATGATCCAGAACGGCAAGGTCATTCTGTTCGACGGCACGCCCGTCGAAGATGACCGTTTCGTTCTGGAGACGATCGACCGCATTCTGAAGATCAAGGAACGTCGGGCCCGCCTGCTCGGCCTCGACGCGCCGACCCGTGCTGAAATCGTCACGATCGACAGCATCGAGGCGGAGATCAGCAAGCTCGAAAACGAGCTCGCTGAGTCGCGTAAGACGAACCTGACTTAGGAGGTGTGTGGCTGACACTCTCCTGGAAATCAAGCTCGACAAACTTCGCCGACTCCAAGAACTGCAACGCCAGAAAAAAGAGATCGAGAGCGGTGACGCGCTGCGTGTCGCCTGGCGCGACGCGGCGAGGCCCGATCAGCTTGAACCCGATGGCGACTGGTTCGTCTGGTTGATCCTCGCCGGCCGAGGGTGGGGCAAGACGCGCACCGCTGCTGAACTCATGGCGGAGAAGGCGCGACGCTACCCGGGCGCGCGTATTGCCCTGGTGGGCCGGACGTTCGGCGACACCCGCGACACCATGATCGAGGGTGACTCAGGTCTGCTGAGCGTGTTCAAGCAGGCGGAGCTCCGTGGCGGCAAGGTTGACGGGGCATGGAACCGGTCCCTCGGCGAGCTGTACCTGGATAACGGCACCAAGTTCTCCTCGTTCTCGTCGGAAAAGCCCTGGCAACTCCGTGGTCCCCAGTTCCATTTTGCCTGGGGTGACGAATCGTGCTTCTGGGCTGACGCGCATAAGGGCACCACGGCGGACACCACGTGGTCCAACCTGACGATCGCCACTCGTCTCCCTCGCAAGCCGCACTGGCCGCTGGATTACCAAAGCCGCATCGTCGTCGCTACCACGCCACGCCCGGTTGCCTTGCTGAAGGTGTCCGACCCTCAGCAGATGTCCCCCGGGCTTATGCAGCGCGAAAACGTCATCGTGACGCGTGGTCGCACTGTCGACAACCTCGACAACCTGAACGACAGTTACAAGGCGAACGTCGTTGCCCCCCTGCTGGGCACGCAGCTCGGTCTCCAGGAACTCGACGGCGAGATCCTGGAGAATCGAGAAAACGCCTTGTGGAAGCGTGAATGGATCGAAGCTGATCGCTATCGCGGCAACGTCGAAGACCTCGACCTGGTCCGCGTGGTGGTCGGCGTTGACCCCTCGGTCACCAGCAGTGAAACCGCCGACCTGACCGGCATCATCGTCTGTGGTGCGGACCGCGCAGGCAATGGCTATGTTCTCGCCGATTACACGATGCGTGGCACGCCGAAGCAGTGCATGCAGAAAGTCAAAGAAGCGTACGACACCTGGAAAGCTGACCGCGTTGTCGCCGAGGTCAACAACGGCGGCGACTACATCGGTACGGTGGTGCGCACTGTGGATGAAAACATGGCGTTCCGCGCCGTGCGCGCCAGTCGCGGTAAGAACACTCGCGCCGAGCCGATTTCCGCACTGTACGAGCAGCACCGAGTGCATCACGTCGGCATGTTCCCGCAGCTCGAAGACGAAATGTGCACCTGGGCACCCGGTGACCCCGAATCACCTGACCGCATGGATGCTTTGGTCTGGGGAATGTACGACCTGAAAGACCTGATCGGCGGCTCGTGGCTGGATGCCTACAGCGTTACCCGATGCCACAAATGCGAGCGACCTTTTACGAAGACCCTGGGCGGCAAGCCGCGCGAAAAGTGTCCGCACTGCAACACCTCTCTTGAGGAGGCCGCGTGACTCAGCCGGCTCCACTGCCCAACTTCTTTAACGCTGTCGCGGCAATCGATTCGCAGTGGTCACAGGTCTACGTTATCACCAATGACGATGGTTCGCTGGCGACGATTACCAACAAAACGTTCGAGCTCGTGGTGCGTGATGGTACTACTGGCGCTGTGACGTTTTCGGTGAACAACACCGCGTCTACCAGTGCGGGCAATATCGTGGTCACCAGTAGTGCCGCGAGCCTCCAGGTCATTCTCACCCCCACTGCAACGTCGCTGCTCCGTGAATGGGGAAGTAATTACACGTTGTGGATGGACCCTAATTTGAACGATGCGACAGCCCTTGTTGCGGGGGTTTTCTATGGCCGTACGGTCGCGACACCCTAGGAGGGCGTAGATGGTCAACGTCACCATCGTCACGGCCGGCACGTCGGGCCCGCGCGGCAACGGCTGGCTGTCCGGCGCTGGCGCACCGTCCAATTCGCTCGGTTTTAACGGCGACTTCTACCTCGACACCACGAACCCGTCGGTGTTTTACGGACCGAAGGCGGCGGGCGTCTGGCCGGCACCAACACAGTTCACGAGCCAAAAGAACAATTTCACCGCAACGCGTAACCCGACCACAACTGACGACACGTCGCAGGGCTATTCGATCGGGTCAATCTGGATCAACACCTCGACGTCGGCGTATTTCGTTGCTGAAAGTGTAACGACGAATGCCGCAGTGTGGTACCAGAATTACCAGTTGGGCACGACATCAGGTAGCGCCGCTGCCGGCAACGATTCTCGCATTACTGGTGCACTCCAGAAAGCCAACAACCTTTCTGATGTTACTAGTGTCAGTGGTTCTCGTGCCAACCTCGGCCTCGGTGGTGCGGCGGTGCTCAACGTGGGCACCACGACTGGCACCGTAGCCGCTGGTGACGATTCGCGAATTGTCAACGCGCTCCAGAACACGCTGCTCACCACCAAGGGCGATCTGATCGTCGCCATTACCGGTGGCACGGCTACTCGGCTTCCTGTCGGAACTAATACGCAGATCTTGACAGTCGATTCGACGCAAGCCGCAGGCGTGAAGTGGGCGGCTCCTGCCGCAAGTGGCATGGATCAGATTTTCCCCATGAACCAGGGCTACGGGTTGTTGACCGTGAGCGACAATCCCCTGTTCTTCCAGAACTCGTCAAGCCTTGCTAGCGGCACTGTATTCGGCGCGCGATGCTGGGTGCCGGCAAATACGGCCTTGTCACACCTTGCGGTTGCCATTCGTATCGGTGGAACGTATTCCTCGTCTGCGGTGCCAAACCAGCTCGGTATCTACGACGATTCAGGCACGCAGTTGCAGGTCAGCCCCAATGACAACACGCTGTGGACCACCGCCGGATGGTACAGCGGTGCAATTACGACGGTGGCCGCACAGGGTAGCGGCCGATTTGTGTACATCCTGTACATCATCGGAGGCTTTTCTGGCGTCACCGTTCCATATGCACTGGGCGCGAACGACACCAATGCTCCGTATATGGGACTTGGTGTCACCAACGCCGGCAACCGGCGTGCTTTCTACCTTAATGGACAGAGCGCACTACCGGCGTCGTTTAACCCGACAAGCGTCGGCACGAATACCGGTTTCGTGCCGCTGGTGGGTGCGTATTAATGACCATGACGCGCGGCGAACAGTCGCCTTTTGACCAGGCGGCCCATTCCGTTATCACCGGCACGCAGCGCATTTTCGGTGGCACACCTCGTCTTCCTATGACGCAGGAAGAAAAGACTGAGGCCCGGAAGGTTGCCCAGAACGGCGGCGTGTGCTTGTTCTGTGCCGGTATTCACGTCGGAGCGAGTACGCCAGCCTGCCCGCGTCTGGCGAGCGGCAAGCTCAACGGCGACGGAGTGGTTACCGAATTCACGTATTGGCAGGAATGGAATACCGATCGAGTGGTCTTCCCTGAAGACATCGAAGACGACGGGGAGTCTCATGACGAGTGACCAGGAGCGTGCCGAGCTTATGTTGCGCTTGCGCCTGATCAATGATGCGCAAGAACGTGGTGCAACCTGGGCCGGGATTGCTACGGCACTCGGATACCCCAACGGAAAAGCCGCCAAAAACGATGTGAAGAAAACCGCCCGTCAGCTGGAACGACTGCTGCGCGCGGAAGCGGAGGGGTGATCAGTGGCGACAGCTAAGGCCATCCTCCGAGCTCAGAAGTACTCTCCGAGTCCTGCGCCGCAGGGCAACAGTACTGGGCAATTTTCGCCATTGGCCATGCAGCTGGCCAACCAGCACGGCTACGCCAACGCGTACTCCGGTTTCTTGCCGCGCGAGCCGGCCGACTTCACGCAGGGCGCATTCGGACCGTTCAGTCCGATTCTGCCGGTGCCGGTGGACGAGCCGGACGCCAGTGGCCGCGCCGAACCGCGTCGCGAAGAATATCGCGTCGGCTGGAACCTGCCCGTTGGCACTCCTGGTAGTGAGGGCCTGAAGCTGGCCAGCTTCAGCACGCTCAAGACGCTGGCCGATCTGTACTCCGTGGCGCGTGCCTGTATTCAGCTCCGCAAGTCGGAGATCCGGGGACTGGAGTGGGACATCATGCCCACCCAGGAGGCCGCCAAGGCGAACCGTGGCGACAAGAAATGGTTCAAGGATTTCGGCGAGCGTCGCGCCAAGGCACGCAAGTTCTTCAAGCGGCCGGACCCGGATTACTACAGCTGGAACACGTTCCTCGATGCGTTTCTTGAGGAAGTCTTCGTTTTTGATGCCCTGTCGTTGTACTTGCGCCCCAAGCGTGGCCGAGGAATGCGCAAGGGCGTCCTGGGCAGCGACCTCGACAGCTTGAATCTGATCAGCGGTCCGACGATTCGCCCGCTCTACGACATGCACGGTGGCTACCCCGCTCCCCCCGCTCCCGCGTATCAGCAATACCTTTATGGCGTGCCGCGTTCCGACTTCATGAAGATGTTGACCGAAATGGACATCGAGGAGTCGGGTCTGCGGTCAAGCCAGCTCGGTGCATTCCGTGGCGACCAGCTGCTCTACATTCCCATGGTACCGCGTCGGTGGACGCCGTACGGTTTCCCGCCGATTGAGCGCGCCATGATTCCCGTGTTGTCCGGCCTTCAGAAGCAGGGCTGGCAGCTCGATTACTTCCGCGAGGGCACCGTCCCATCGGTATATATGTCGCCTGGCGACGAAAACATGACACCGAATCAGATTCGCGAGCTTCAGGACGCGCTGAACGCCTTTGCCGGCGACCCGGCGTGGCACCACAAGATCATCGTTCTGCCGCCGGGGACGCGTGTCGAGCCGCAGCGCAATACGCAACTCGCCGACCAGTTCGACGAAATCGTCATGACCCAGGTCTGTATGGCGTTCGACATCATGCCGATGGAATTGGGTATCGCGCCCAAGGTTTCCACGTCGATGTCGCCTGGCGCGAGTAATCAGATGGCCAAGATGGCGCAAAGCATCGGTGAGCGCAAGGCGACGAAGCCGACGCTGATGTTCATCGCGGACATCATGAACAACATTCTTCAGGTCACGTGTGGCCAGGACGATATGCAGTTCGTTTTCGAGGGCCTGGAAGCCGAAGAGGATCAGGTTCTGTTGACCGAACTGTTGGTCAATCAGATCAAGTACGGCCTGCGCAGTGTCGACGAGGCGCGGGACGAATTGAGTCTTCAGCCCTGGGGTATGCCGGAGACGAGCGGCCCTGTCTACATGGCCCCGACGGGCCCGATTCCGTTCGGCGCGGCGACGCCCATCCCGGGGCAGCCGACACCGCCCGGACAGCCGGCACTGCCCGGTGTCCAGCCGAGCCTTCCTGTGGTCGCTGGCGGCAGCGGTGGCGGTGCCACGTCGCAGCCTGTACCAACCCCTCAGCACGTCGAGACGCCCGCCCACGCCGCCGCTCAGGGGCACGCAGGGACGTCAGGCAAGCCGAGCGCGCCGGCCAGTGCGTCAGGTCGGGTGGTGAAACCGCCAAGGGGAGCTGCGCCCACATCGACGAATAGTCGCCCAAAAGTCAATGAGGCGGGGCTCGTTAAAGCGGCAGCCAATGAACTCGATGCACTGAGCCGGCACGTCAAAAAAGGCCGCCAAGTGTCCAGCTGGGTACCTCGCGCAGTAGCGCCCGATGCTCTTGCGCGGATCAGCCAGCACATGGCCGAAGGTCTGGAAATCGACGAGGCGATCAAAGTGGTCAAGGCGACACGGCGAATCGTCTCCCTCAATGGGCAAGAATCGTGGATGGATGCCGTAGTGCCGTCCAATGCGGCGGGCGGCGGCGGGCGTTCACCCGTCAGGCATCTCGGTGACGGCACCGAAGTACCTGGCGGCGTGCCGGCGACCACAGCCGGCGGCGAACCTCCACGCTGGATTCCGTCTCAGCCTCCTAATGGCTACATGGGCGGCTTCTACGACGGCTCAGATCGATCTCAAGCGCACCACCCCCTCAGTGGTCGTGATGACCGAGTGCCCGTGGGGGTAGATCACCAAACCGACGTGACCTCACGTCCCGAAAGTTACCCTGATCCGCCGCGCGGTCAGTGGCCGAACGGCGGCCAAGGAACCGGACAGTCCGGGATGAATGCCGTACCGGGCGACGTGAACGACCGTGGCAGGTCACCCAGCGTTGGCGATATGAACCATAAAGCCGCCACGACGTCCAAGGACGCGGTGAACTACCGACCCGCGACAACGCCAGGACGTTCCTGCGGCACATGCGTCATGCATCGGCCTGCCACGCAGTCCTGCACGCTGGTCAAGGGCGTTATCTCCCCTGACGACGTGTGCGACCGCTGGGAAGCTAAGACGGCGACCAAGGCGGCGTGCATTGCCGCTGGCTTGGTCGTGCGAGCGGCCGACACGGGACGCGTGTTGATGCTTCAGCGGGCGATGACCGACGAAGACCCAGCCGCCGGCATGTGGGAGTTCCCTGGCGGCTGCTTGGAGCCGGGCGAGAATGCCCGCAACGCAGCAGTGCGGGAGTGGCAGGAAGAAACCGGCATCGTCCTGCCGGTGGGCCGGTTCATCGGTCAGTGGTGGCATGGCGTTTACGAAGGCTTCATTTATGAGGTCAACTCGGAAGCCGATCTGTCCATTCTCGACGGTCGCGACAAGGTGACCAATCCGGACGATCCTGATGGCGATGTCGTTGAGGCGATTGCCTGGTGGAATCCGGCGCACCTTGCCGACAATCCATCAGTGCGTAGCGAATTGCTCAATGACGTGGACACGATCATGACGATTCTTGACGGTCACTCGGTACAGAAGTCGACCGGTTCGAGCGCGGTGGAACAGATCATGGCGGAGAACTTCCAACCCGAGGGATATTCCTGGGTGAAATATGCGTCGTGGGACGGCCCGCGTTTGGTGAATCCCGATTTTATCGACTTCGATGACGTCGACAGCTGGGCCGCCTCCCACGAGCCGGGAGCTGTGGCGCGGTTCCGGGACCGTATCAAGGCTGGCGAGAAAATGAAGCCGGCGATTCTCGTCAAGGAACCTGACAATAGCCGCCTCAAAGTGATCGATGGTCATCATCGCGTGCTAGCTGCTCGGTCCTTGGGGCGAAATATCTGGGCGTACATCGGGACGGTGTCGGCAAAAGAGGGTCCGTGGAGCGAAGCACATTCGTTCCAAACCCACCATGGCCATGACCCGCTCAACAAAGACGCGAACTGAATGATTGGCGAAAGGAAGGCCGTGTGGCTGCGACTCTCACGCCCGATGGCGAGCTGACCTACTTCTCGTTCCCTATCGAGAAGACGGCCGAAACCGAGGACGTCAACCCGGTCGATGGCACGCCGGACATCATCGTCTATGGCAAGGCGACCGACGGCTCCGTGGACTCTGATCTCCAGATCGTGGACCCGGATTGGTCGGCCAAGGCGATTCGTGACTGGCTGGACACGGGCGGGAATCTGAGGGTTCAGCACCAGGCACGACGCGACCCAGCTGGGGTTGGCCTGGAAGTCGACATCACACCGGATGGCCATTTCGTCAAGGCGCTCGTGACTGAGCCCGTTGCGAAGCATCTCGTTCGGACTCGCACGCTTCAGGATTTCTCGATCGGTGTGACTCACCCCGACATTCGCCCTGACCCATCCGGTAAGGCGATGAACGGGATTATCACCGGCCGGCACGACGGAATGTCGAAGATCTCCGAGATTTCCCTGGTGGATCGGGGCTCGAACTTCAACAGCAAGTTCCAGCTGGTCAAGGCCGCTGGGGACGGCGCACCGGAGTTTATCGGGAAAATGTTCATTGACCCCGAGCTCGACGGCACGGTTGTTACGTCGGACGACAAGCCCGCAGGCGCTCCGGTTACTCCTGCCGACCTGGCAAAAATGCTCACCGGTCATGAGGGCGTTGCCAAGCGCAAGATGGACCCCGACGTCGGTGACGGCGTTGATCGGGACAAGATTCCGGCCGCCGATTTCGCGGGCGAGGATCGCTCGTTTCCCATTGTCACGCCTCAGGATGTACATGACGCCGCACTGTCGATTGGACGTGCGGGCGACGACAATAAGTCTCCTGAGGGTCTGAAGAACAGCATTATTCGTATTGCACGCCGAAAGGGTGCCGCCTTCGTGGCCCGGCTCCCCGAGAGCTGGAAGAAGGAGCTCGGTATGAGCGGTTCCGACAAGGACACCGACGTGGACATCGAGAAGGCGGCCGAAGACAGCGTCGAAGTCGAAGCTGACATCGAAAAGAAGAAGAAGGGGAAACTTCCCGCCTTCCTCAAGGACGACGACGATAAGGATGATGACGCCGAGGACGACAAGCCTAAGGCGGAGAAGCTGAGCGGTTCCGGCGAGGGTGAAGCCGGCGACGCGGACGATTCCCCGGGCGAAGACGATAACGACGATGACCCGGATGACAAGGATTCCGAGAAGTCCGTAGCAGTTGACGTCGAAAAGGTCGTCACCACGGACGTCGTCGAAAAGAAGTCCAAGGTCATGTGCAAGGGCTGTGGTGCGAATATCCACGACAAGCACAATTTCTGCCCCGAGTGCGGCGACAACCTGAACGACGCGTTGCCCATTAAGAAGAACCACAGTTTTACGTGCCTTGAGTGCGGCAACCAGCTCGACAATGGTGAAAAGTTTTGCCCGCAGTGCGGAACGAAACACCCGGGCTACAACCCGGTCGAGGCGGCGAAGGCGGTTGACGACGACGGTAGCGCGGACAAGGCCGTAACGGGCGGCGAATCTAACGGCAATAGCGGCGGCAAGTCTTCTAAGCCCAAGAAAGCGGCCAAGATCGCGAAGAAGGCCACGCCGACCGACGCGGCCGAGGAGGCTGCTGACGCTGACCCGGTGCCGGAGCACCGCGAGCCGGACGGGCCCGCGATCGAGGCGCTTGAGCACGACGCAGGGTTGCCCACCGTGCCGGATTCGTCCGTCAAGACGGCGGAAATCTTCTTTCCGGGTGACCTGGAAGCGTCTGCTTCGATGCGCCTGAAGATGCTGAATGTGCCGCCGGATTACGGCATGTTGCACGACCTCACGTGCCCGTGCTTCCACCCGGATGACGTGGCCAAGAGCTACCCGACGTATGACCTGACCCGGTTGGACGTCGAGCACTGGCAGCGCAAAGCATTCGACATGGCGGCGAGTGCGCCACTGGACGAGGCGCGCAAGGCCACCGAATTGTGGCAGCACGTGGTGACGCTTAAGGGCACCGATCCGCGTTACCTGGCTGAGGTTCGCTCGGATCTGTACAAAGAATTCCGTGACGCCAACCCCGGCCCGGGGACGTTCCCGTCTCCTGGCGCGATTCACCCGGGGTCGTTCAACCGCGCGTTCGTAACGGGCGGGCACGCAGCAACGTCGCCGGGCTCCAGTAGCCCGAACACGTCGCCCGGTTCATTCGGGCAGATCTCGGCGTCCATGTACGACCGGGGCGCGTTGACCGATGGCCACGCTGCCGAGTCTCCCTCGGCTAATCGCGGCTCGGATGTGCCGGTGAGCATTCCGACGAATCCGGGCGTGCCGACCCGTACCTACTACACCAACGCGGTGCGCAACAACGCGCGTCAGGCCATGAGCGCGATGCACGATCACATCGCGTCGACTTTCCCCGACCTGTGTCCCGCTTACACCACGGCGAGCCCGTACGGCAGCGAAAACCTGCCGGGCTCGCGGCCGGTGCCGGCGGGCGTGGGCGGCCCGAAGCCGCATGGCGCGGCCAAGGCCGCAAAGAAAGCCAAGAAAGCTGTCGAGCCCATTCCTGTTGAAACGCCGGTCCTGAAAGTGGCCGAAGTGACCAAGGCTGCCACGCTCGACGTGGATGCCGTGCAGGACATCGTTACCAAGGCCGTCACCGCCGTCAATGAGGCACGTGACGCCGAGGTGAAGGATTTGCAGAAGACCATTAAGAAGATGCGTAAGCGTCTCGACGAGATTGCCGCACAGCCGGACCCGGGTGGTCCGTATCGCGGCGTCGCATTCGATCAGATCGTCAAGACCGTGAAAGCGCAGGAAGTGCTGCCGTCTGTTCAGCGTGTGGAGCACGCGCAGGAGGCAATGTTCCGAGCGATGTACGACCAGTTCCGGAACGATCCCAATCCAATGCAGCGGGAAGCCGCATTGCGGGAGTTGATGAAGATGTCGGGTATTACTAACAACTCTGTGTACAAATAACTTCCCGAGAGCTTGGAAGAAGGATCTCTAATGGCAACACTGCTCGAAGAGGCGCAGAATACTCCTGCGACCGAGGCCGAGTTCAAGGCCGATTTGTACGCCAGTGCCACCAAGTGCAACACCACGGGCGACGCGATCAAGGCGCAGATGCCCAACCTGGTCAAAGGCGCTGGCCTGGCGACCATCGGCTCCAACACGCCGCTGACCGACCAGACGGACATCAATTTCCGTGCGCACCAGGCCGCCCTGGATCTGCGCACGGCGACCATGCAGGGCATTCAGAACAAGTCCTCGGTCGTGAAGTCCATGAATCAGGGCTTCCTGAACCAGTTTGGCGCGCTGCGTACCGCGCTGACTCAGCCGTCGATCGGTGAGCAGGTTTCGCAGCTCATCCAGAACCTGCCGGGTGTCGACAAGTCGTTCACCGCCGGCAACCTGGGTATCGGCTCGATTTACGGCCTCGTGCCGTTCGACCTGCTCGCGCCGTCTCGCCTGATTTACCCGGTCTATACTCTTTACCGCAACAAATTCCCCCGCCCGGCGGGTCAGGGTCTGTCGCGGATTGAGCGCGTGTTCACCGGTATTTCCGGTTCGCAGACCGGTGGTCAGGGTGTCGTCGACATTGCGATCGACGAACTCGTTACGTCTGGTGGCTCGTTCTCCAGCTGGCCGCTGAACCTGCCGCCGAGCGGTTCCCAGACCGAAGTCACGCTGAATGTTCCTTATCGCTTCTTTGGAATCACGGAACAGCTCAGCTGGCTCGCGCAGTTCTCCGGCCAGGGATTTGAGGATGTCTCGGCTTTGGCGAACCTGATTCTTCTCCAGGAGATGATGCTGGGCGAGGAATACCAGATGATCGCCGGTTCGTCCATTCCTCTGGCTGTTCCGGCCGCGCCGACGCTGACCCTGCGCACGGCGGGCTCGAACGAAACGGCCTTCACCACGGGCACGCTGACGGTGGAAATCACCGCCGGTAACTACTGGGGTGAGACCGCCGTTTCCAGTGCGAGCAACAGCGTTACCGTGGGTGCCGGCCAGGTCGTGGACGTCACCATTCCGACGGTGCCGGGCGCGCTGTTCACCAATATCTACACCAACAACGCCAGCGCGGGTTACTTCCTCCAGGCGTCCCAGGTCGGCGGTACCCGCTTCACGCTTCAGGGCACCGCCGCAACCACCGTTGCCCCGCCGTCGTCCGACACGGGTACCGGTAAGGGCACCCGCATGGAGGGCGTCATTCCGACGCTGGCGGGCGTTTCCGCCAATGCCGGTATTTACCCGTCCGGCTGGCAGGGCGGTTACGTCAACAACGCTGTCGGTTCCACCCTGAACTACAACGTCATCAACACGACCTTGAAGGCGCTGTGGGACACCTCGGGTAGCGCTACCCCGACCAACCCGGGCGCGTTCAAGGCCGACCCGGCAGAGCTGATCTCCTCGGCGATCGACATCGGCAACCTGTCCGATGACGTCATCGCGCAGGGCTCCGCCACCAACTACCGGCTGACCATCATGCAGTCGGAAACCGGTGGCATTCAGACCGGTGCGGCGGTTGACGAATTCCGCAATCCGTTTACCCGCAGCATCATGAAGCTGGTTGTGCACCCCTGGTACAAGCAGGGCAATGCCGACCTGATGACGTACCAGTTGCCGCAGACGTGGACGAATGTGGCAAATGCGTGGGAAATGACCACCGTGCAGGATTACGTGTCTATCGCATGGCCGGTCATTGACGCGACGTTCCGCTACTCCATTTTCCTCTACGGGGCGATGATCGCGCATGCGCCGCAGTACTCGGCGCACCTCGCGGGTTTGCAGAAATCCAACACCACTCCGTACTCGTGATTGGTCGAATGGCGGGCGCTACTCCGCCCGCCATTCGCCGCATTCGTCCTCGAAAGAAGGCATAGAAGTGGCAATTTTTAATGGGGATTACCCCCAGCTTCAGAACACCACGATCAGCACGTCGGCCGGCACGCAGGTGTACGCGACGTCTGGTTCGGCCGTGAGTCACGGTGGCCTTACTTACACCTGGAACTACATTTCGTCCACGGTGGCGAACCAGGCGTACACCGTGATCAACGAAGGCCCGAACATCGCGTACATCGGCACCAACTCCAGCATGACCGCGCCGACCGGCGGCATTCTGCTCAATCCCGGAGAGCAGTTGACCGTGCAGGGCCGTGTGCAGAACCTGTACGCGGCCGTGTCGAACGGCAACAGCGCAACCATTCTCGCCGCACTGGCGTCCAACCCGTCGGTGGTGTGACATGGCGAATCGGCCTCAAATTACCGCAGTAGGGGCCGTTGCCGTTCAGGTCTACAACCCTGCGCCCGTCGGAAAACCGCACGTCGTGGTTTACAACACCGGTCCGGCTACCGTGTATCTGGGTAGCGCCGGTGTCACGGCAGGCGGCGGTCTGGCGGTTCCGCCGAATTCGGAAGTCAATTTCGCCAATGGCGTCAACGCGATCTACGCCGCCGCTGGCGGCGTGACCGTGAGCGGCACGGCGACGACCAATCTGACGGCGGCGGCAACGGGCGGTTCGACCTCCAACCTGAGCGTCGGCACCACGGCGAACTTCGCCGTGGGCAACACGGTTCAGGTCGGCACGGGCAACACGGCCGAGTCGGGCACGATTTCGGCGATCCCCGACAGCACCCACCTCACGCTCAGCGCGGCGGTCGTCTATGACCACCGGGCCGGCGCACAGGTGGCCACTGTGACAGGGGTGTCCACGGCCACAGTGAGGACTGTGGCCGCAGCGACGTAACGAAGCGGTAGCACTCACGCCCCTCGGGGTTGGTATTCGATACAGTACAGCCACGGGGAGACCTGTCTCTGTAGGCGGTAGAAGGGTATCGATGACAGCGTCGATGGGCGTGAGTGCCGCCAATTCGGAAAGCGGCGTGCAGATTAACCTGATCTGCGTCAAGGTCGCATGGATGGGCAAAACGATCGCCAGTATGGACGCACCATTCCATGTGATCGAAGTCAATCCAGAGCCCATGCATCCCAAGGGACGAAAAGGTCTCGTACTGGCGTCGGCATGGCGGCAGATGGCCACGGCCGCCGATGCGGGAATGCTCATTCTCGATTCCGATGTGGCCATCGAGCCGACAGATCTGTACACGATGGTGTCGCATATCGGATCTGATCCGAGTGTGGTCTGGACGGCCCGCACGAAACTGTGGCCTCGCTCGACGCACCTGCCAACCTGGGTGTGGTCGCACCGCAAAGAGCCGCACCCGGACATGTCCAACGACGACGCGATCAGATTGTGGCAGGCGGATGTCGACGATCCGGATTGGTTCACCTTCTGCTTCACCTACCTTCCTCGACGGCTCATTGAAATGGCGGTCGAGAATGGACTGAAGGAATGGCATTACCCGCACGTCGACAAGAACATGCATCTCCTCGCCAAACAAAAAGGCGTGAAGGTGCGTGTGGTGCGCGGGGACTGCAACCCTAAGCACATCAACTTCTGAACTGAAGAACCAAAGCCCCGCCAATTCGATTGGCGGGGCTTTGTCGTGTCCGCGGAAACTGAATAGAGGAAACCGACATGGGCGTTCGTGTCAATCTCCCGCCGGGGTGCGAGGGCTTCAACATGGAGGACGGCACTCGCTATGCCACCAAGGCGGGCGGAACCGTCGAGGTTGCCGAGCATCACGCCAAGGCCGTGAACCGACAGATCGGCGGCGACGCTGGCCTCGCTTTCGCGGGCGGTTTTCGCGGTTTTCTGGGCACCAAAAAAGGGCGTTGGTGCGCGCTGTGCTGTCGGCTCTGGAACGCCTGGAATGACACTTGTCCCAAGTGTGACAATCCCACCGAGGCGGAGGCAGAAGCGGCATGAGTAATAACGTCTGGCATATCAGCGTGTCTGGCACGGGTCAGACGTTGCAGACAACCGGTGGCGCTGTGCTCAGTCGAATCACCGTCAATAATTCCGGTGGCGCTGCTGGCTCGACCGTGACCGTCTATGACTCCGCCACTGCGTCGGGAAACGTCATTGCCGTCCTGCACTGCGACACCACGGCCGCGCAAGGGACGTACGAATACGGCGTACCGCTGCAAAACGGCCTCACTATCGTGAACGCGAATCCCGCAACCGATATGACGGTCGTTCTGAGCCCACCGCCCATCAACGTTCATTCCCCGGTCATCTGATGACGCGAGTTTTCGGGTGGCTGTGCGATCACAGCGGATGCGGCTATTATCGGGTCAAGCAGCCGTTCAACGCGATGCGCGCCAAAGGGCATGACGTCTTCTACGAGGGCAACATGCCGCCGGATGTCGCCCTCGGTGGCGCGGATGTCGTCCTGGCGCAACGGGTGGTGCTGGAAGGCCCGACGGAGTGGATTCAAAAGACGGCACGGAAAGGTACCACCAAAATCGTCATCGAACTTGACGACGATTTGTGGAACATCGAGGGTACCAACGCTATTGCGCACAGTTTCTTCAACCTGGAGATGCAGGAGCGCGCCAAGCGGAACCTCGCCGTTGCCGATCAGGTCACCACGACGACCGACCACCTCGCCGAGCGGCTAAGTGAATACACCAGCGCCCCTATCGAGGTGATCCCGAATCATGTTTCCCAGTGGCTCGTCGAACACGAATCCGAGCGCAATCCTGACTTCGTTACGGTGGGATGGGCCGGCAGTGCTACGCACGTCGGTGACTGGGCCGAGCTGTCGAGCGAATTGCGACGTTTCCTCAAGCGCGTTCCTGGCGTCGAGCTGCACACCATGGGGCACGACCTCGCTCGCGGCTGGCCGCAAACTCGTCACTCGTGGTGGCGTGACAAAATTGACGACTACCTGAGGGACATCGACTTTCATATCGGCCTCGCTCCCCTGCGGCCGTCGATGTTCAACAAGTCGAAATCGGCGCTCAAGGCGATGGAGTACGGTGCGCTAGGAATTCCGGTCATCGCCTCGAACTGCGGCCCTTACTCTGCTTATGTGCAGCACGGCGAGACGGGTTTCCTTGTCGACCGACCGCACGAATGGGCGATTTACCTGCGCGAGCTGGTGAACGATCGCACGTTGCGCGAAACGATGGGCCAAAAGGCGCGAGCCTATGTGTCGGCCAATAGCCTGATCGAGGACAACACCTGGCGGTGGGAGAAGGTGTTGTCACTATGAAAAGGGCTTTGGTTACGGGTCACGCCGGCTTCATCGGTCGGCATATGTGGAAGCGTCTGGTTGCCGAGGGATATCAGGTGACTGGCGTCGACATTGCCGAAGACGACCAGTACGATTTCATGTCGCTCCAGCAAGACGTTCGAGACTTTTTCCGCTGGAACGGAAAACAGTACGATCTCGTCGTGCACTGCGCCGCCGTCGTGGGCGGCCGAATGAAGATCGATGGCGCACCGCTGGAAGTTGCGGTCGATCTGGCGATCGACGCCGAGCTGTTCCAGTGGGCGTTGCGTACGCAGCCCGGTGCAATTGTGTACTTCAGTTCCTCTGCCGCATATCCGACGTGGTTGCAGCAGGATGACGGCATTCTGTTGCACGAAGACATTATCGACCTCAATGGCGGCTTGCTGGGAAATCCGGATCAGACTTACGGCTGGTCGAAGTTGACTGGTGAGCTGCTGGCCAGGCGTTACGCCGAACTCGGCGGCGCGGTGCACGTCTTCCGGCCATTCAGTGGCTACGGCACTGATCAGGATCTGAATTACCCGTTCCCTGCGTTCATCGATCGCGCGAAACGGGAACTCGATCCATTCGAGGTGTGGGGCGACGGCAAGCAGGTACGCGATTTCATTCACGTGAATGACATTGTCGAGGCCGTTGTGACCGCCGTCGACAATCGTATTTACGGCCCGGTGAACCTGTGCACGGGAATTGCGACGTCGTTCAACGACCTGGCGCACATGGTCACGAAGCTCGCCGGATACGACGCGACGATCGTACACCGCAACAACGCGCCGACTGGAGTCCGATACCGCGTAGGCGATCCGGCGGAGATGCTGAAATTCTACAAACCGAAAATCGACCTTGCCGAAGGTATTGATCTCGCTTTGTGTGGTATTGTATGACCAGCCACGGCGCAGAGGTGACATGCCCTGTTGATGTATTGATGACCGGTGAAATTCGACTCGGTAATCATCAATCAAACAATCTGTATATCGTCGCTCCGGATGGCACCGAATATTTCATTGGAACTTTGTTTCGAGAAAGCTATGGCGACATCATGCGCGATCGATGCAATCGGGGTATCGCGTGACCGAGTGGCAGCTGTTTGAGCCGGGCACGATCCCCAAGTACACCACGACGGAATGGTACGTCGATCGCGACCGTGCGCCGCACCTGGAAGACGGTGCGCATAGTGGTCGCCTGGAAGTTGCTTTCGATTGCGCGAAGCAGGCGATCGAAGAATATGGCGTACGTTCTGTCGTCGATCTTGGTTGTGGTGACGGCGGTTTGTTGTCATTGATTCAATTCTTTGATCTCAGCAACCACATCAAAGCGTGGGGTTACGACCTTTGTCCCGATAACGTCGATGCGGCGCGCTTTGAACGCAAGGTCGATGCTCGCTACAGGAACGTTATTACCGACGAAATCGAGTGGGGCGATCTCGCGATCTGCACGGAGATGCTGGAACATCTTCTCAACCCACATGCTTTTGTGCGGCGAGTTGCTGAGCATTCTCCGTTCATCGTCGCCAGCTCACCCTATATCGAAACTGATCAGTCTCATTACGCTTTCCATACCTGGGCATGGGACCAGGACGGGTACCGAGAGCTTCTGGAACAGGCCGGCTACACTGTCGTTCGCCACGAGACGTGGTCAATGTTCCAGATTTGCCTCGGAAGGAAATCATGACCGATCTGATCATGTTCGTCCCGACACGCGGACGAGTGGATAATGTCGCACGATTCTGGAACGCTTGCGGGGACCTGAATCGTGCCAACACGCTGGTCATGTTCGGCGTGGATGAGGATGACCCGGAACTTCCCGCCTACCGAGAGCTTGGCGTTCAGGTCGAGGTCGTTGAGCCACGCGGTCCTGGCATGGTGGGCGCGCTGAACCAGCTCGCCGAGCGCTACGCCGGCCAGGCGACGTGTCTGGGCTTCGCGGGCGACGACCACTGCCCGCGTACCGTCGGCTGGGATCAGCGCCTCTGTGATGCCATCGAGGCCATGGGCGGCGGCGTCGCCTACGGCAATGACCTGATCCAGGGGCCGAACCTCGCCACGGCGGTCGTCATGGACGCCTGCATTCCGGCCACCCTGGGGTATATGGCCCCGCCGACGTTGCAGCACCTGTACGTGGACAACGTGTGGCTGGATTGGGGTCGCGGCCTCGGCCGGCTCGCCTACCGACATGACGTGGTGATCGAGCACCTTCACCCACTGGTCGGCAAGGCGGAGAACGACGAACGCTACGAGCTGGTCAACAACGGCGGTATGTTCGGCCGCGACGAGGCCGCCTACCGGGAGTACTTGGCCGGCGGCCTTGAGGCCGACCTGGAGAAGCTGCGCGCGGTGATTTCGTGACCCGCGTTCGCCTGCGACCTAAGCATTCTGACGAAGCGCTGAAGCAGATTTACGCGACGCCGCACGACCACACGAAATGGGAAGATCACCATTTGCGTGTCGACGTGACGACCAGCGTCGCTGCGTGGGTGGGCAAGCGGTACGGATGTCGCTCTGTCGCTGATCTGTCTTGCGGCGATGCGGCGATCGTCAACAACCTTTATCTTCCGCAACCGTGGACTAAGCATCTGGGCGACTTCGCGCCAGGTTACCAGTACACCGGCCCGATCGAGAAAACGATTCATCGGATTCCCAATGTCGACATGTTCATCTGCTCGGAAACGATTGAACATCTCGATGACCCGGATGCGGTGCTGTGGGAAATCGGTCAGGTGGCTGACACATTGATCGTGTCGACGCCGATCGACGAGACAGTGGCCGACGGCAATATCGAACATTACTGGGGTTGGAGCACGGTCAATGTCGTCGACATGCTCAACAACGCCGGTTGGGATGTTGTCGTGACCAACGTGCTCGAATTGCCCGGCTGGACATACGATTACCAGATTCACGCGTGTCGGAGGCAGTCATGAGACAGAAAATCACCGTCTGCATTCCGACGATCCCGCCAAGGCATGCCATGCTCCTGCGCGCAGTGCTTTCCGTTAGCGCGCAGACGTATCCGGCTGAGGCGATTTCCATCGCCCAGGATGTTGATCACCGTGGCGCGGGCGTGACCCGCCAGCGCGCTCTTGACGCCGCCCAAACTGACTGGGTGGCTTTCCTGGATGATGATGACGCGTTCATGCCCCATCACCTGGATACGCTGATTCGCGCTGCCGAGGAGACGGGCGCGGATTATGTTTATTCGTATTACATGGTGAAAGACATCAACGACAATGATCGTCCTGATGTCGACCCGCTTGGGCATCTTGGGCGACCGTTCGACGTAAACAGCCCCCACCAGACCACGATCACCACGTTGGTGCGCCGTGAGCTGGCCCAAGAGGCTCGGTTCAGCGTCCCAGAAGCTGACGAGATCGACGGCCAGGTCTACGGTGAAGATTTTCAATTCACCGTAGATTGTTGCCGCCTTGGCGCGAAAGTCCACCACGTTCCCGAACGTACGTGGTGGTGGTGGCACCACGGCAT